TTGGCAAGATAAGCAATTTTTCCGATGGTCGGAATATTAAATCCGAGGGACTTACCGCCCAAAACAGGAACCCAGTCAGGGACATCAAAGTGGATCTTATTCAGACCGTTTATCATCCAGTTGATTGCGTCAATGACCATGTTGATTAGTGCAATGATGCCGTTAATGGGCGCTTTTGCAATGTCAACAAGCGCCGTAAAGATTCCCTTAAAGATTTCCTGCACACCTTTCCATGCTCTTTCCCAATCTCCAGTAAAAACGCCACGAACAAAATCGATAATACCGTCAAAAACGGCCTTTATGGAATCCCAAATAGATTTTACTGTTGCGAAGAAGAAATTTAAGATTTCCCCCAATATTCCAAACGATTCCGACCAATCCGTCGTAAATACGCCCTGCAAGAAATCATCCACACGCTGGAGGATGGCCTGTATCTCGTCACCCTTTGTTGCAATCAGCGCAACAAGTCCTACAATGGCCGCTATGAGCAGCACGATAGGATTTGCAATTATGAAATTTATGGCCGTTATCAGCGCCGGGATAACCGTTCCAGTTATAAAACTGATGGCTCCGGCAATTCCTGAAATAATACCTGCAATCGGAGAAATCGCCGCAATAAGACCGCCGACAATAAGGATCGTTTTCTTTACCCCATCGTCGAGATTTGTAAACCAATCGATTGCATTTTGAAGCCCTTCGACGATTTTATTGATAATCGGCAGCAGGATATCACCGATGGAAATCGCCAAGTTGTTGAGCCCGTTTCGGAGTATTTTCATCTGGCTTTCGGTCGTTGCGTATCTTTTGCTTGCCTCGTTGGAGAGGGCAATATTTTCGTCCCATGCAGTATTCGCGGTTGTAACAGCATCGTCCAATACATCGGACGCAAGGGCTAACGCACGAAGCATATTGGACTGGCGAATCCCGGAGAGCCCCAATTCATCCAATACGGAGATTGTGTCCTCTCCATTTTCGTTCATCTTCCCAATCCCGCCGATGAAAGCACTGATTGCGTCTATCGGTTCATTGCCCCACATATCTGCGAATTCAGAAGCAGATACACCAGCGATCTTTGCGAATGTCTCAAGATCATCACCGCCAGCAGACACAGCCTTGCTTATTGCGGTCATTGTTTGGGTCATTGCCGTACCGCCTGCCTCTGCGTTGATGCCAACCGAGGACATTGCGGTAGACAATGCAAGGATATCCTGTTCGGACAACCCGGCAACTGTACCAGCAGACGCAAGGCGTGTAGCCATCTCAACAATATCGCGCTCTGTTGTGGCAAAGTTATTGCCAAGGTCAACGATGGTACTGCCGAGTTTGGAGTATTCATCAGCGGTCGTTCCGGTAATGTTGGCAAATTTGGCAAGTGCAGAGGCAGCTTCATCAGCGGAAAGGTTTGTTGCTTCGCCCAAGTCGATCATAACGCGGGTAAAGTCAAGTACATCATCGGTGGCAATACCCAACTGTCCAGCAGCTTCCGCAACCGCCGCAATCTCCGTAGTGGACGCAGGAATTTCTTCTGCCATGTCCAATATGCCCTGCCTGAGTGCCGCAAGCTGCTCTGTAGTGCCGTCTACTGTTTTTTCAACGCCAGCAAAGGCGCTTTCAAATTCTACAGCCGCTTTTGTGGCTGCCACTCCTGCTCCTGCAAAGGCCAAAGATGCCGGTGCAAACTTCTTTGCAATGTTCCCGGACTTTTCTGCTATTTCGCCGGTAACCGCTGAAACCTGTGCAAGTGCCGCACGGCTCTTGGACGCTTCGGCCTGTAGGTCTTTCAGCTTTAGTTCGGCGCTGGTCAGTTCCCGGACTAACTCACGGTATTGTTTTTGGTTGATCTCCGTGCCGTCCGCCATTTCCTGATCCGCTTTCTTTTTGGCGTTTCGGAGGCTTTCAACCTTGTTTTCTGTATTTTTGATTTGTTCCCCGAGCAATTGCTCCTTTTGTTTGAGCAGGTCAATATTAGTCGGGTCGAGTTTCAGCAGGCGATTGACTTTATTAAGCTCCGATTGTGTCCCACGGATTTCGCTGTTCAGCGAGCTGATCGCTTTCGACAATCCCTTTGTATCGCCGCCGATTTCAACAACGATGCCTTTAACATTTTCAGCCAATCTTACCACCTCCTGCGAAGAAATCACGCAAGCCGCCGGGTCTGCCCTTTATGGCATACTGTTCTGCGTCGTTGGCCTTTTCGATCATCAAATCATAGACCATTCCGCAGGTCATGTCCTCCAGCGCTTCATCGGATAACCCGAGTTCAGCGCAGCGGAGCATAAAGGTTGACCCGGTGGGCTCACGCACGGTTTGTTTTATTTTTTTTTTGGAACAGCGGTAGTCTTGTTGTTCAGGCTCCAAAGCTCCAAAATGGCAGGGAGCACTTTATAGATGGAAAACATCTCAAACTGCTCCAGCCACTCGTCAACATTGTCCGGGATGGACCCGTCATATTGCCGAGCCATGATAAAAGCGACATCCTCAAATATTTCAAGATCGCTTACGGAAAAAGATCCGTCCTCGGATGTCGCTGCCGTTTGTAGCTTTTGCAGGTCACGGACAATATCCCGACCCACTTTATGGCGGTAGATGCGTGGGGTCAGCGCATTAGCGCACAACCCTACGCTTTTTCCGTCGATCTCGATTACTTTGTTCATTTCAGCCTCCAGTCGTCGGAGTGAATACGGCGGTGTACCAGCCGTTCACGGTCGCCTCCGGGGTCTCCGCCGTAGTGTAGGCAAGGGAGTTGCCGTTTGCCAGCGGGGAAGCGGTGATGCTGACGGTTTGCGTCTGCGGCTCTACGCTCTCGGTCGTGGTGTTCAGCTCACGGGTAGGCCGAGTGCAGGTGCAGTTGTAAAGAACAAACTTCGTCCCGTTCACATCGCCCTCCTCTTGGAACAGCAGTGCGAAAGACTTGGGCTGAATGTTTGCATTCTCGATCATCACCTTGCTGGTGGTGTCAAGAGTATACCCGAAAACATCCTTGAGGAATGCTTCGGGGAAAACGGCAACTTCGAGATCGCCGGTGTAGCCGCTGTTCGCCACGGCTACGAAATACTGAATGTTGTCCGCATAAAACGGTGTGGTATCGCCGGAAGGCTCCAAAGACAGGCTAACTGCGCCGGGGATGGCTACGGGAGTGCCATAGGTGTTATTTTCCCCGTCGAGGATAGCGTAATGGACATTCGAGATACCGAATTTAACTTTATCAGCCATTTTTACACCTCGATTTCATAAACTACTTGGTTACACTGCTGATCTTCAATGTAACTCTCGGACTTCTGCCAAAACAGAGAGGACAAAGCCTGTTCGACTTTGCCCTCTGCTGTTAGGTCTTTATCTTTTGTGTAAAGCTCAACCTGTATATGGTTGATGGGGTGATACACCACATTGTCAGCGCCAAAATTATTGGAGTAGGAGACGCGATAGAGGATATACGGTAACTTTTGCGGCTTATTGAAGTAACCGTAAGCTACGGGCATCCTCGTCTGTTTTAACAGGGAATTGACCTCTTGCAGTGTCATCCTTTCTTAATCACCACCTTTACACGGGTTAATAGTTTCTGCTCTGCCTTTTGCTCCGCTGGGCCGATGTGGGGGAATGGGCGGGCAGAGCCTTTTGCGGTTCCGCCTGGGCCTGCGTGACCATGTTCCAGCAAGTGCGTGAGCTGGTAATCCGTTTTGTTGAAAATTCGCATACGGATATCGCTGTAGCTCTCATATGCGACCTTGTCACGCCAACCGGCCTTATAATCGCCGGTCTGTACCGGGCTGCCGGTCACAATGTCTTGGCGGCATTCCTTTGCCACCTGCCGAACCTCTTTTTTTACGCCATCCGTAACGGCCTGGTCATAGTTTTTCAGTTCGGACAGGATTGCCGTTGCCAACTCATCCGGTCTAACCGTTTTCGACATCATTGCCCACCTTTTCCTCTAGGTACAGCTCTATTTCATCGCTGCCTGTTGCAAAATAGGTGCGATAAATGGAATAGCGTGTGCCGCGCCACTCGGCTAATTTCTGCCCAGCATAGTTGGCGATAGGAGTAACCGCCACAAGGGACGGCTGCAAGCCGTTTTGACCGGCGGAATAGAACTCCGCCCGTGTAGCGGACTGCAGCCGCGCCCAGACCTGTGTTGTGGTTTCTGTGGCAATCTGTACCCCGATATCGTTCTGCTCAAAGGTTTGAGAGATTAATGTAATGAGATCATCCAAATCAACCACCCACCTTTTGCTCAAACAGTCGGTTGTTGAGTGCCCAGCGCAGCATACGCGGCATTGCCACTACTTTCTCTCTGCGCTGCCGGTAGAGGTAAGCGGCGTACATCTCCACCAGTACGGCATCACCCGTACTGGTGGAGAGCACGATGCCCTCGGTGGCAATGTACTCTTTGGCAGACGCGATCAGCGCCAAGAGATAGTTGTCCAGCGCTGCGGTGGAAAGCTGCAAATCGACTTTCAAGATCACAAGGATGTCAGCGTCTGTCATGCTTTAACCCCCCTTAGGAAGCCTTGGTTACATTGACGGTATAGACTACGGTCTCGTTGCCGTTCTTCACGGTTACGGTCAGAGGATGGGCAGTGCCATCAGCCAGCCAGGTAACAGAGCCGCCGTTCTTCACATTGGCGTTGTTGTAGGCAATAGCGACCTGCGCACCGGCAACCTCGGTAGTGGCGTTTACTGCAGCAGTCGCAGCGGAAGCGGTAGCGGTGTAGCTCAGCACATCGCCATCAAAAGCAGGGCTGAGGGACAGGTTTCCAACGGTCAGAGCGGACAGCTTGGCGTTGTTGGCGGTATCAGCCGCAAAGGTCATGGAGGTGGTTACGGAAGCGCCGTTAATGTTGATCGCCACAAAAGCGCCGGGGATAACGGGCATACCGTCAGCACGCTCTTTGCCGCGGAATACGGTGTTGTCCTGAATGAACTGAACCTCGCGGGATGCTTCGATGGTCATGCCGGAGCGCTGCGCCCACAGGTACAGGTCGCCATAGCCGCCAACGATGTCGCCATCGGGGATAAATTCGAGGATTTCCACATCACCGCCGATGATGGGCATGGTCATGCCGTCAAAGGTGACATAACGACCCAGAGCGGTAGCAAGGATTGCCTTGGACTGCAGAGTAGCCAGGGTCTTGCTATTCATAGCCCAGAAGCGCTCGCCGCGGGAATAGCGGGTGAAGGTGTTACCAGCAGCAACAGCCAGCGCAGCCCAGAAAGCCTCGCCGGTGGAAGCAGTGGGAATGGTGATGATGTTGGAGGTGTGCAGGTCAACCCAAGCAGGAGCATTGGCCGGGTAATCGCTGGGTTTGCTCTCCTGCGCCAGACGCGTCACAATACCGAGAGGCATCTTCTGACCAGCGCCCTTGCCGTACAGGATGGCCTTATCCTTGGCAAGGCCGATAGCCTCGGACAGCATCTCGACGATCCAGGAGGCGAGGTTTACATCGTTATCCTCCAGCAGGGAATTACAAACAGGAACATAACCGGCAACCTTGAAGCCGTCAAGAGTGATCTGGTTAAAGCTGAAGGTCAGCTCATTGATGGCGCCGCACATTTCAGTCCAAACGGCCTCGGGGACAGTACCGGCAATGGTCTGACGGGCTTCGCCATTGACATTGCGGATGCGGACCCGACGCATCAGTTTGGAGTAGCGATACATATTCTCGGCAATGAGGTCGAGGAATACAACAGGGATGGTCAGCTCACCACCGGTGATATCTCTCTTGCTGCGGGCAGCGTTACGAAGCTCCGCAAAGAAGGTCTGCACATCGGGCTGGGCTACGATAGCGTCACGCTGCTCTTTGGGAAGAGCGTCAAAGGCGCGCACATTCATGGGGAGGGAGCGAATGTTGATGGTATTCATGGTAAAATCATTCCTTTCGGCTTTCTTTTCTGCTTTGGGTTCAGCCTTGGGAGGATCATTTTCGGCATTTTCCAAATCTTCCTCAAGGCCCTTGATTTCTGCGGACAGTTTTTCTTTTTCGGCGTTGTGGGCATCCTGTTCCTCGGTAAATTTGTTCATGGCGTCCTCAACAGCCTGCTGCTCCTCATCGGTGGTAGCTTCGCCGATTGCTTTTTCGATTTCAGCGGAGCGTGTTGCAAATTCTGCGTCTTTAGCTACCAGTGCCTCAAAAACTGCTCTTTTCAGTTCCAGCTTTTTGGCAATCATAATGGATTTCAGTGCCATGTCAGCACTCCTTTCTTAGCTTTTTGAGGGCTTCGGCCCTCCATTGGTCGAGCTTGCGCTCGTTGATCTTTTCAAGGTCTTTTTTCCGAGCCTCTACCATGGTGTCCTCGTAGGCCGGGAAGGTAACGACCGATACCTCATACAGTTTGACTTTGCGAATAGTCCACACGGTTGTGCCATCTGGCCGGATTTCGGTTTCCTCGTCAAGGATGTCAAAGCCGAAAGAACATTGGGAAACATCCCCACGCTTTACGCGCTCATAGGCGTTCATGGCATCCTGATCCGCTTGATTAATGAGGATGGACCCCCAAAGGCCCAAATCGTCAACGCGGAGGGTCAGTGTACCAGCTGTTGTTCTGCCAAGCACGATTGTGGTATCATGGTTAACCAGCGCCCGAATATCATCACCGAGGGTACCATCAAAGGCTCCTCGGTCAATGCGCTCGATGGCTTTATCCCACATCCGGTATTCGCCGGTAAAGGTGGCGAAATAGCCCTCAATGTAGAGGTTTCCATCAGCAGCGCGGGTTTTGAAGTCGCCACTGCGGCTGATTGCCTGTCTTGCTCCTACCATTTACTCACCTCCTCCGTTTAGTTTTTTCTGATCGCCAAGGCGGTCCGCGGGAATGTAGTTTTCAAGGGCCAAAAGCTCATCCATTCCCTCGTGCGGAGTAAGCCCAACCCAACTGCGCCACTCGTTCCGTGTCATTGCCATGCGGTCAACCATTTCAGCACCAGCTTTGATGGTTTCCTCCAAGGAATAGTTGTAGAGGGAGCGGACATTGAAGCGGAAAAAGTAATCCGGAGATACGAGCAGCTTTCGGCTAAACTCCTGCTCCAAAATCTGTGCAATCGGCATGATACGGGAAGAAATAAAGTTGTTCCATTCGTCTCGCTTGAACTCGCCAACGCCCAAAACAAAAGGCGGCACGCCAAGAATGGTTGCCACCGTCGTTTTATCCAGTTTTACGAAGTCTGCCAGCGCAAGATCAGATAGAGTAAGGGGCCTTACCTGTTCCACCGAGAATTGCTCGGCAGGAATCAGCCAAGGTTCCCCGGCTTTATTGCTTGCAACAAAATCGCCAAGGAGCTTTGCACGCCCCTCCGGGTCAGAAAACTCGTCCGTCAGCGAATCCACCTTCACGATAAGAGACGGTTTCCATTCACTGGCCATGAAACCATTTTCTGTTTTCGCCGCTTGCTTGAGGTTATTTGCCACATCAGACAGCGCAATGCTGTACCCAGTGCCTTGCCATGGGTAGTAATTGCTCGGATTTATGGCAAAATGCAGCACATCCTTCGGGTCATAGGGTTTCCCAGATATTTCGATGCTATAATACCGTTCCCCATTCGGTATAAATGCTACAAACGCCGCCGGAATCGGGTCAAGCCGCCGGAGCAGCCCCTTCCGGGTCTTTGGGAGCACTACAGCGTTCCCCCGGCCATCCAGCAGCATTGTTTTGATGATCCACTGGATAAAGTTTGACCGGCCCATGTAACTGTTCGGCTCGATATCAACCACACGAGACAGCCCATTTTTAACCCGGATATCTCCACTATCGGTGTTTTGCATCAGATAGATTGTCATACTTCCAATTAAAGACGCAATCCTATCAACAGCGGCACAGATTTCCGGGTTGTGCGCAAGGTCTGTATAGCCGGAACAGGTTAGGTCTTTCCAGCCGGTTCCATCACACAGGCATACAGCGCTCCGCGTTTGGGGCTTATCCCGAGAGCGGAAGCGCTCAAAAAAATTTGCTATGCTCATTTATCACCCCACCATTTCTTTCCTGCTTTAGATTTATCCAAAGCCTCCAAGTACCGCACCGTGGCGAATACGGAGGCATCGAACACATCAATTCGGTTTGTCGGTCTTACCTTGTCGTACTGGATCATGTCGTCTGTCTTTTCGACGGCCGAGACATTCCCAACACAATACTCATATGCTTCGGAATGCATATAGTACAGCGTCCCATTTTTGGCGCTCTGCTCGATATGCCGGAAACCTTCTGATTTCCTGTAAAAATACTGCGGTTGGTCGATAATGTTAAACCCAGCCGATTTCATGCCAATGAAATACTCTCGGCAGAATTTACGGTCATGCCCCACCTGTCGTATTCGGAAACCGCGCTTTCGCATTGTAACAAACCAGTTGACAACATCGGCGTGGTTTACGGTTGGACTGTTGCACATGGTCAAAAGTCCATCATCGGCCCAGCCGAAAAGCGGTATACCATCCTCGTCGGCCTTAACATGAGCCTGCACCACAGGGAACCAAGCGTGACTGATGATGATATCCACGCCTTTGTAATTTCCAAAAAGCGCAGCCGCTGTTAGGTCGTGCATTTTTGAGAGGTCTGCACCACCATACCAGTCTATTGGGAGCTTGGAAAGCTCGTCCAGCGTCCAGTTGTATTTTTCATCGCTTCGCCGGAATTCGTCGAGGTTGAAATAGGACTTGATAGCCCCGGTATAGACATTGAGAGACTTTGCGAAGAAATCTTTCCGCTGCTGCGGGTCATTCTGCGCCTGCAAGCTATCGTTTAGAATTTCCTCCGGCCGGATGGAAACGCCATAGGCCGGATTGGCCATCTCATGTACCAGGGGATTGGTATAGTCGATATTTCCCTCCTCATCCGGATTGGCGCAGCACATAAAGATAAAATATTGTTCGTCCTTGATGGTGCCATCCAGCACCTTTCGGCAGTATTGCAGCCGCTGCCCAAGAAAGCCCTGTTCGTTATCGCCAGCCGTGGAAATACCTATCAGCAGCTTGTTGGTGTAGGCTTTCATGGCTTCCTTAAAAAGGTTGTACTGCTTAGGCTTGGTAAAAGCGTGGATTTCATCGCAGATCGCAATATTGCAGTTAAGAGAATCCTGCGCATCCGGGTTTGCAGCCAGAGCGCGGATAAAAAACGAGCCGTCTGGAAGCTCTGCCTCCATTGAGTGCTCGTTGTTGTTGTCAATGATCTTTACACCGCCGCCATGCTTCTCGTCCTCGCCCATAAGCCGGATGTTATAATCCAGAAAATTAAAGCTTTCAAGGGACTGCATCAGAGCCGCGGCCGATATGTAGGTTTTGGAACCGCTGCGCCGGTACCACAGGGACAGCGCCCATGCGAGGGAAGCGGCAAAACTGGTTTTGATGTTCTTTCGAGGGATAAAAATAAGGGCTTCATGAAACCGCACCACATCGGTGCCTTTCAACTTAAACCCAAGAAGATTGTATATGATGAATTTGTGAAACGGCTCCAACAGGAACGGCTTTCCCCGGAGCGGTGTACCGTCCAGCTTTTCCCCCTGCTGGTGGCAGAGGGTCTTTTCGATGATTTGAATACAGAACTCCGGCCCTTTCGGCGCGAAATCGTACTCGTCATTATCGAGGTCAGCAAAGAAACGGTCAACAGCCTGCCGCAATTCCTTGCAAGCGACCTTTCTCCCGTCTCTGATGCTTTCGGCATACTCAAGGACTACGGGCCAGTTCTTACCCTTAATCTGTCTCAAGGCTGGCAAGAGCAGCGGCAAGGCCGCCCTTTTCCTCCTTTTCCTTCACTCCGCCGGTCATTTTGCGGAAACTCGATGGAGTAAGCCCCAATTCGCGCCAGTATGCCAGTGCGCTCTTGTTGAGGTCGTCCCACAGAATCAACAGAGGGTTTTTTACCATGTTTGTGGCGTTCCCTTTGTTGGTATATTCGATGACGGACTTGCCGCCGGACTTTTTGAACTCGGCCTTGGTCTTATCCCGCTGTTCCAGTATCTCTGCAAGCGTTTCTACCGCAGATTGATAAGATGGGTCGGCCGTACCGAGTTTTTCCATCTGTTTTTCGATAGTTTCAACCCATTTTTCCTTTGTCATGGCTTCCCCTTTCTCAAAAATATACCGTAGAGTTGGAAAAAGTTCCCCCCGCCGGTCCCTATATAGAGGCGGAAGGCGCAACGGATAGGGGGGGTATCAGTAACGGCCCCTTGCTGCTGTTGCTTTTTCCGGGTGCTGTTTGTTGTGACATCCCTCGCAGAGACTAATTAAATTTTTATCGGCAAAGGCCATCTCCGGGTACTCATCTGCGTGTTTGATATGATGCACCGTTGTAGCCTGTACCGCCTTTCCGTACCTCTTGCAGTGCTGGCACATATATCCGTCACGCCTTAATATCTGTTGGCGCTTCCTCCGCCACCTGGGAGAATTATAATCAAATACAGTGTTCATTACCCGCCCTATCCCTCCTGGTGTCTACTATGCCGGGCTACCAATTATTGTTGCCAAACCGTGGTTATCCGCTTAGTGCCTGTCTTGTTCCCGCACAGCAGGAGCGTCTGCGGCTGCTCATGGTCGCTCTCGCTGCTTGGCAATAGCATCTTCCGGGCTGCGTAGCCTCCGTACTGCTGCCATGCGGTACAGCTAACCACTACCAGCTGCTTGGTACGGATAACATTGTTGTTACTGTCCACCACGATCTTTTTGGGCTTACTGATGGTGCCTTTGTGGGTGTGGCCAACAATCAGAGCGTCAATGCCCTCTATGGTGTAGCCGAAGCGCTCATTGCGGTTGACCGTTGCACCGGTATATATTCCGCCGCCGGCGCCATGGGTAACAGCCATCGTATAGCTGGTGATAGGGATATCTCTTGTTACCCTGCGCCCAATCTCCAGTTTGAGGAATGCTATGTCCTCGGCGTAGTAGTCCTCCATGTCCAGCTTGCACATGATATCGCCCATAATGTCTTGGTCGGTGTCCCTGGCTGTCCTTGCTTCGTGGTTACCGGATACCGCGCAGAGTATCTTATCCTTGATGGGCGTTAGCATTTCCACCATCATCTTTTTCTGCTCCCGCGGGCGGATATAATCCTCAAAGGGGCTTCCCACCGCGTTCCGGGTATTGTTGTTGATGAGATCGCCGCCAAGGATGAGATAAGCGTCCTCCCGCTCTACCCGGCGGCAGAATGCTTGCCAGCCCTCTTTATCATGTAGGATGCTGCCCAAATGCACATCAGATACCGGATATACCTTGATGGTGTCGTTCTGCGGGATTTTGCGGACTATTAAATCCATAGGTATCCCCTCCTTTATGGCATAAAGAAAGAGAGCGCCTTTCGGTACTCTCTGACTGCTTTTGGTAAGGCAGACTATTGCGAACTTGCGGTCTGCCAGCGCGGCACCTTTTTTACGAAGGTCATGTATCTTCGGCCGGTGGGATAACGGGGCATCGGCGGCCCCGTAAAAAGGAGGTAAAACATGAAGGTGGAGCACCCGATAGGGCTTGAACCTATAACCCGCTGCTTACAAGGCAGCCGCTCTACCATTGAGCTACGGGAGCAGATTGCCGGGATTAGGGGCCCGGCTCCCCACCAGGAGGAATGTCAAGGGAAGTCTGTGTTTTACCACGATATTAGTATACACTATGTTAGGCGTTATTTTGTCCCGAATTTGTCCCAAGTTTTACAGCTCGGTCACACCGTATCGGCAAATAGCGTATCTCTTTAGTGCCTCGTCCATCCTGCGGTACAGCTCCGACCTGCTGATGTGCAGCTCGTCACATAATCTATCGATGGCATTGTACTCGCGCCGCATGACGGCCACCTCAAGTATCCTGCGCTGCTGGTCTGTCAGGATAGACAGGCCACGGTCCATCTGCCGCACTTGCCACTTAACCAGCTCGTGATTGACGGTAAGGTTGTCCCTATTGCAGATGGCGTTGATGATGCGTTCCTCGGCAGTCGAGCTGCCGCCCTGTACAGGTGTGGCGTCCATTTTGGGCGACCTGATGCCCTCCATCCTTGTGGTCATCGTATCGATCTCGTCCTGCAGACTGTCGATGGCCATGAGCTTTTCGTAATACCTGCCAAGCTCCCACTTACAGGTCTTTTTGTAGTCAATCATGTGACTCCTCCTTTCTTTCGCCGTAGGAGCAATAGTGCATATCACCGTCGCTGTTGATGTAAGAGAATCGATTGACTTTGCACATATACCTCTTTCCACCCTCAAACTCGTCTACGATCAGGTAATGCATGCAGTCTTTGCATCTGACCACCGGCACCGCATCAACAGCTTCCTCCGCCAGCATCTTCATCCACTCACAGTCGGCAGGCTCACAGTCCATTTCCGGATACATTCTGTCGCAGATACTACAGATAATATCCACTGCAGTTTCATTTTTGATGTATGGCTTAATCATAGACAGCCTCCTTTTCGTCCATCTTTGCGCCGCAGTTGGGGCAGTAGTTATAGTCCACTTCTTTCTCAAAGCATTCGTCTCTACAATGAGTTTTCATGCCACAATTAGAGCATTCATACCACACCTTACGGCTAATATAAAACCCCTTGTCGTATAAACCCCATTTTTCCACCCATCGCCCATGCACCACCGGCGCTACATCGGCAGCAGGAATATCAGCCAGCACTCGTTTTGCGTCTGCCATCGTAGCATTTGGTTCGGTTACTTCCAAGGCGGTTAACTTGGCAATTGCCGTTTCTCGCTTAATATATTCGTCCATTGTCAACGCTCCTTTTCGTCCATCTTTGCACCGCAGTTGGGGCAGTACGGCTTCTCTTGGTTTTGAGCTATGCCACCAACCCCGTTATGCTTTCCGCAATGCGAACAATAGCATCTACGACGATTATATGGGCCGTCAAATCGGACTATCCACTTGCCATACACCACCGGGGCAACATCAGCGAGCTGGAAACACTCTACCTCATCGAGCATATCGTCAACCCAACAGGCGCGACACCAGCATCCGTTGTGGTCTTTTCCCTCTGCCTTGCACGGCTTGCAATAACGCTCCTCGACGCTTTTCTTAAACGCTTCCTTGTCAAGGTATTCAGCCATCGTCATCCCCTCCAAATTCCGCCTCGTACTGTTCCGGCGTGATAATCTCAATGTCCTTTGCGGATTAGCCCAAGGTGTCGAGGCAAATCAGCTTCGCCAGTTTGTCCTTATCAAGGGCCGCCGCAGCGTCCTCATAGGATACGCCTGGTTTCGCTTCAAATCTGATTTGAGCACCAAACGCCCCAGCCACGCTAAAGCAAATTTTGTATTCAGCCATTTTCAAAAATCCCCTCCCATACTTCTTCATAACCAGTCTTTTCGTAGTCGATTTTCAGACGCTTTTCGCGGATCATGGCGTTCAGCGACCTGACACACGGGCGTCCATATGAATTATCCTCACAATAGTCACACATACTGCCGAATCCACAGCACCCAAAAGAGCTACCACCATCTGCACTGTGCCGGTTGCTCCATCTCTGGAAACCATTTTCCCACTTCCGTTTAGCTTTACCTGTGTTGTTACTTGATTGTTTTTCCGATGTGTCATATAACTGCATTTGGCCATCCATTTTCAGCCCTCCTGTTCCATGCTTCGATTGCCTTTTCTTTGCTGGGCAGCCCAGATACTTTCATCTTCTTTGTGTGGAGGCCATCACCAGCCCTATATCTCCCACAACCGGCATCCCACCCAAAGTCTGCTCTATCGTAGGTATCGTACATATGGATAACGGTTGCAACTCCACCGCACTCAGGGCAGCGCTTTAATTCATCCATTGTAGTTCCTCCTTGTCTCGCGTCCCATGATGGGCAGCAGCGTGTGCGCTCGTATCCATGCGTGTACCAACGCCCTGCTCTCTGCTGTGCCCATCGGTTTCTTTTTCGGTGGTAATTTGCCGTTTTTCGCAGCAATAGCCGTGGGATTGTGCTTGTGCTCCCCCATCACTCCACCTCCTCTACATAGCACCAGCTCTGGGGCGGGCGCTTGATATAACCGCCATTTTCGCATGATGCACACCCAAATTCATCACACACTTTGTCTATGCAGTTTTCAAACGGGCGCGAAAACTCGCTCAGTTCCTTCGGCGTGTCGTAGACCTTCAAACCCGAGATGTGCAGGCCGTAACCCTCGTATCCTCCGAGGTATTTTTCCAGCTCCTCCTGCGTCAGGCAGGCTTCCTCGCAGATGCCATCCACGGGCCACACAGACATATCAGAGTTATAAATGCAATATTTTGCAGGCTCACCACTTCCATCGAAGCCCACTCGCGCCAGCCGGTCGGTTCGGTCACACACAAACTCTCCGATGGCCTTCCCGTTCCCTGCAAAACCGCCGACTGGAATCGCCGTCTCCGCATCCATGCAGGCTATCAGGTTTGCGCCTGCTCGGTTCTGTATCAGCGCGAGGTGTTTATCCCGTGTGCAGTAGATGTACACCCTGAACGGTGTGTTCAGCTTTGGGCGGGTCTTGCGTACTTCGACGGTCTTTTCGCCTCTACAAATCTTCTCGCACCACTTCGGGCGGATGCTCAGCATGACAGCCTTGCTCATTTCTTCATCGCCTCCAATGCTTTCTCCGCCTCCTCGCGGGTCAGGAATACGGTCTTGCCAAAATCGGAAAACCGATAAAACCTTGGGGCCATTGGCGCGTATTGTACTGCAATGCACCATCCGTCAGTGTTCGTTTCGATCCATTTTGCCACCATCGGCAATATGGTCTTTTCCCCGTGGAATCCGTACACAACATCGCCCACCTTGCACGGCAGCACCACCACGCGCTCGTCCTTGTCTGCCTCGGCCAGCTCCCGCAGGCGGGTATAACTGCAAATACTCTCCAAATCAGCAAGCCGCATCAGCTTCAGTGCAATCTCGTCTGCCTTGTCCTTCGGCAAAACCTCCTCCGGCGTCAGCCCCGTGTCCTCGTAGGCGGCGAGCGCGCTGTAGAGCTGCCGAATGATTTGCCGCAGTGCAGCCTTCGATACGCTGTTCAGCACCGGACCGTTCAGAACCAGGTCAAGCAGCTTCGGCTTCATGCCTTCAAGGACGGAGCGCGGGCCGAGATACCGGTCCATGCTCTCGTCCACTCTGACCTCTTCATTCGTTAGTCGTTCCATCACTCTACCTCCTGTTCCAGCTTAATCTCTCCGTCGCTCTCGGCAGATACCATATCGCACAGGTGCTTAATATCCTGTTCGTCAAGCCCTAATATGTCACGCTCCCCATCGCTGTTGATGCCTTCCTTTAACAGCACGATATCTCCTAAAATCCAATTTCCATGATAGTTCGTCCCGTAAAGGAAACTGCCGAAGATGTTCCTCGGGAGGTTAAGAAACGCCCCTTCTTCGTTGACTATCATGCAGTACGGGCGCTCCAAGCGCACAGGGCGGACAACCTCAATCCACCCTCCCACGGCCTCGCCGATGCTCTTGTGTGCAGGCTCGGAAAACTCCTGCACCCGCATCTCGTCCTTTGTTGTGATTACAATTCCTTTCATTGCTCCACCTCCTGCATCCAAAACTCGCGGCGGCAGTCGGGGCATCCAGCAGAACGATTCAAATCGCAGATATAATTTTTGTCTACATTTCTTGGGCACATCCCGACAACGCAATCACCGTCCAACATGCAGTTAGGCCACTGCTCCAAAAGCACGCTCTGCCTCGTCTTGCGTGGGTGTGCAGCAGACCATTCCTCGACCATAGCAACCTGATCCGTAGCGTCCAGTGTTGACTCTTGACCAACTGCACAACCACCATTAGAAGCTGGGCACCCAGTACATCTATCACCAAAACTCTTGCACATCCTGTTGCGTTCCTCAATAAACTTTACTGCATCCATCACATTTCCCTCCATCTGCACCCGTCACAGGCGCCATCGTGTGCTTTTTTGTACTTCCCGCAGTATTGGCATAGCTCGTTGATGAGGTCTTTCCTGTCTGCGCCCAGCTTCATGTTGCTGTCAAACAGCGTTTCATTGATGGCGGCGTGCTGCTCGGCGGTGTTCTTTGCACCCTGCAGTTCCTCTTTCAGTTTCACGATTTCGCAAATTGCATTGCCGTTTGCCGCCATCATGTCGGTCACATCGTTCGGCATCAGGCCGGTGTCCTCGTAGGCGGCGAGGCGGTATGCCGCAGAAACATAATCATGGTTTTTCACCCATACATCATTTTCGCCCCAGCGTTCAGTTAGCCGTTCCATCACTCTACCTCCTTAGCCATCAGCAAATCCTTGTAGTCCAGCAGCAGCGCCCATATCTGCTCCGCATCGTCATGTTCGAGGGTGACTGCACCCTCTGCGTCAACGGCAGCAGCCAGCCGGTCTATGTCCCGGATTACTTCGTAGTAGTCCTTTACGGTCATTTGCTCACCCTCCAAAATTCTCAAGATAGTATTGCTTGCCGTCCTGCCAACCCTTGTAATAGGCTGCCTGCTCCCGGCGTTCCTGTTCCTCTGCGGTGATCTCCGCCTGGGCAACTTCATCCAAATGATTCCACCTTTCGGCCGAAATAGCCGATAGAACCATTATGCAGAAAGCAGCTAAGATTATCGTAACTGCCGCTCCCGTCCAGTTCCTCATAGCGCATCCCTCCTAAATCCGAAGAATGTCTTTATTTGCGGCAGGGTCTCCAGCCTGTGGCCATCTACCGTTATCAGCGCTGCGTAGCCCCGGCCTATCCAGCCATCGTGCCAAATCTCCCTGGCTTCGTAGTAATCCACGCTCTCCCGTCGCTCTGTTGTTTTGCCGCAAACCCTTATCTCGATGTCGATTTTCCCATCCCGGCGCTTTATCCAATTCTTGGGACGCTTATACTTACCGGATGCCGCCGCATCCTTGTAACATTGTTTGGAGCAGTACTTTTGTCCCGGCTGGCCGAAATAGTCCTTCCCGCAGTATTCGCATTTCTTTGGCTCAGCTTTTTTCATACTGCTTTTGCGGGCCCGGATGCTGTCCATGGCCTTTTGGCAGTCTTTGCAATACAACTGCCGTGGGCTGGTGCTGCCTATCGGCCCTCCGCATCTCTTACATGGCCGGTTGGTGTCTCTCTTGATTCCATAGCGAGACAATATTTTGGCCACAGAGCCGTAATCAAGATCGAGAATTAAGGAAATCTCCCTGTTGGTCTTGCCCTCCCGCACCAGCTTCTCCAGGAACTCCGGGTCGTTTGAATTAGAACAGCCGATTTTGGCGTTAGGAGACGCTTTATCGTATGACATCATAACTCACCACCTTTTCATGCTCGGCCATCTCTGCGCGCATTTTTATGGCTTTGGTGACAGCGTTCCAGCGCTTGATAAATTCCTCGGCACTTTGTCCCTCAAAAAGCGGATTCTCCCGCTCTACATCCTTCTGCCCCATCAGGGTACCTCCTTTGATAGTCCTTCTTCGCAAATATCCACTATGTGCTGGCACAGTGCTTTAGGAATTATGCTTCTTTCACGGCTATTCTTTAATCCGTACTGTGTCCCTCCAACCTCCATTTCAATCCCCTTGGCCTTCATCGCCCGAATAGTTGCAGAACGGGGAGCTCTTTCGTGGCAAGGGTCACCATTCTTGCACATTGGCTTGAACTTAGGCTCCGGGTGGTTCGTCCAAATATCCGTTGGCTTCATTCGTGTATCCCCGTATTGGCAATATGTAACAGTGTACCTCGGAAAACCTTGCATCCATGACATCTTCCGCATCCCGCCCCTTGGATTTTCGATGAACCAAAACCTTGGCTTAAGGTCCTTGATTAGTTGTAATACATGCTGATCTACCATATCGCAAAATTTTGCATAGTCACTGACAGGGTCAAGGTTTCCTGTTACAGGATTTTTTCTCCGGTGATGGCTTATAGCGGCAATGCTGAATGTGGAACAGTCCGGACTTGCCCAAATCACATCCGGGCGTCCAAAACGATTCAGAATTTCATCCGTCGTAACTGTTAAGATATCTGCATAAAGATCGATGTTTTCAAAATTCTTATCCCATTCCACAGAAAACACTTGATGCCCTCTGTTTTCAAACGCTTTCCCTATACTCCGCGTTCCAGCAAACAATTCAAGTACTTTCATCCGTTACCTCCTCTATTTCAATTTCTGTTCTCGGATTTTTGGGGTCATATGCCCCACGCAGCCTTAATTCCACATGGTCAAAGCTATCATCGGCGATTACTCCCCGGTGTACCAGCCCGTCCATCAGCATCTTGCCGTTGTAGTTATCCGGGTCATGCCGGTGCCGGGTGGGGAAGTAGTAGGTGATGGTCACCACCGCCTTGCCCATTGGTTTGCACTTGGGGCAGTATGCAACAAACAGCTGCAGCCAGCGCTGCTTTTCCGCCCGGTAGTCCCATGCATTGGCCCGACCAGCGTATTTATTCAGCGATGGCGGGATTTCTGGGATAGTGATTTTCACGCATTCTCCTCCATCATCCGCTCCGCCAGCGCCAGGTCATAGCTGGGCAGCTGCTTTACCTCTGCCATACCGGCCAGCTTTGCCCGGATATCCGCAGGCAGGGCTTGCATTTTGCGCTCGCTCTCCTGCCTTGCTCGGTAGCTGCGCATAAAGTTGGACTGCACAACGCTCTGCACTGTCCCGGTGTCCATGCTGGCCCATTCCCGCAGTTGGGATGGGTGTCCTACCAACCGTTGTAGATTCTCCGGCAGGGCTGCAAACTCTTTCTCGCTGTTGTAGCCGCTGTTCCGCAGGGCCTTTGCAATCAGCGCCCATGCTTCCCCCTCGGAGAGTTCCGCTGGTCTGCTGATCTCACCAATAGCGGCTATGATAGCCCCAATGTGTGGAGGGAACCCCTTGCGGTCGCTGGCAATGTGGGTCTTAACCGCCGCTGCTACAAGGTCAGCCGGGTAGTCTGCCAGCATTTCCGCCCACAGGTTTACCACCGCTTCGGCATCCTGCCGCTTCATGTCTCGGTAGTACGCAGGGTAAGCGGCCTTGAGGATGGACATAACAGCCAGTGTTTCAGTACGGTTCATGTTGTCCCTCCTCCTGCAGCATCTGCAAAAATACATTGTCGGTTTCCCCCTGCGGAAGCTCGTCCTCCCACCTGCGCTGGTTTAGCCATGTCGCAGGATTTGGGATGTACTGGCCGTTGTTCTCCGTCCATTGGCGGCTCCGCTTCTGTGCAGATATGGCATCCATCATGCGGTCAAAGGTCTGCTTATCCGGCTTGATGCGCTCAAATGCTTTCTCTGCTGCTCCTTTCCCGACTTTCTTGGGATATTGCGCCCAAAATTCGGCAAACCGGCCCCCTTGGGGGGCATGGGGGGTACTTGGATTCGGATTAGGATTAGGATTCGGATTGGATTCAGGCCGCAGCTCGCCGCAATCCGCCGCAACTTGCGGCAACTCGCCGCAGATTTCCGCAGACGGTGTAAATCCGCTGTTTTCCGGCGGGTCGGGATATTTGGGTTTGCATTCTCGTATCCTTTGATGTTCGGCCCAAGTCGGGAACCAAAAGTAGGGCTTCCCGTCCACCTCGTAGAGGGAAACGCAGCCTTTGGCCGCCAAACCGTGGAGCGCATCGTTGATATCTTTTGCAGTAACCCGTTCCCGAAGCGGGAATGCGTTGCCTTTGATGATTGCAGGTCGGGCATCTCCTCGTCCTGCATCGTCTACCGAAACAATAAGACTTACCCAAAGCCGAAACTCGAAATCCGTTAAGGATGCTATCTTGTCGCTTGTGCGGAAGCTATCCTTTATCAATCTATTCGGCATTCCTCCTCACCTCCCGTCAGAATGGGAGGTCGTTAGGGTCGCCCTCGACTTCTTCAAAACCGCCCTGCTCGCTCTCTGCGGGCTTTTCCTCTGCCTTGCCGGTAGATTTGCTGCCGCCGAAAAGAGCTTCCTCTGCGATAACCTCTGTGGCTGTGCGCTTATTGCCGTTCTTGTCCTCGTAGCTGCGAACTTCGATGCGCCCCACAATGGTGATAAGATCGCCCTTGCCGAACCACTGGTTTACGAATTCGGCGGTCTTGCCCCATGCTACGATGGGTACGAAGTCAGTCTTTTCTCGGTCACGGTTTCGGTCTACGGCGATGGTAAAGCCGCACACGCTCTTGCCGCTGTTGGTCTGTTTCAGTTCGGGGGCTTTCGTCAGCCGCCCATTAAGTATCGCTTTGTTCAGCATTCTGTTTCCTCCAAATAGTTTGTGTAGAATTCCTCCCGGAACATCGGGATCGTGAAATCGTAGTTGTCGATACAGGCTTGCTCGCCCAGCCGGTGCAGCCAATCCATCACCTCGGCGCAGCTGTGTGCATGTGTCTGGTGGCACGGCGTGTGGCACAGGGACACCCAAAGGCCCATGCGCTTGCTTTTGCTCCGCATGGCGTTGCCGAAGATTTCATGCCGGTCGAGTTTTACGCCGGAGCGCTGGCACAAAAAGCACTTGGATGTGTCTGCCTGTACGATGCTCGGAGCGTATCCGTTTCGGTCAAGCTCTGCGCCCCATTCGTTTTTCATTTGCCCCATTCCTCCTTCAGCAAGGCAAGCTCTGCCGGTGTTGCGGTGTCTATGCCTTGTTCTTTACAATCCTCTACGACAAGGTCAATCAGCCGGGACATTTGTTTCGTATCATAGCAGCTGGAACCGTAGTAGAGGATTACATTGGTGCAGCCGGGCAACTTACTCGGGAAAGCGTCCGTCAGCCAGCCGAGACCATGCTTGCACCATGCTGCCTGCATTGTTTCTGCCGCTTCGGATTTGATACAAACTACATCGCTTACGCCGATCTCTCGGATATAGTGCCGGTAAATTTCCTCTCTCGGTTTTCCGAGGGCTTCCGATAGTTTCCCAATCAAAAGCCACGCCATGGCATTGGCGTCAAGGGAGCGCCGGTTCCTTTCCTCTACCAGCTCGGCAGCGTATGTCTTGCCAGTTTCCATGCTGTCCATAAAGCCTTGGGCGGCTGCGGCATCTTTGGTATACAGGGTGATGCCGTAGCCGTTCCGGTCTCTTGTCCAGTCGGCAGAATCAAACCGGAGCCTTGTTTTCATTCTTCTTTTCGGCCTCCTTTGCGGCTTTCATGCACGGCCCGCACAAATGCCGTCCGAACATTTTCTCGGTGTATGGGACAATCTCCCGGACATACCATGTAGACCCGTCTCGTTTGGTGATTGGGACAATCTGTTTCCCGCAGTCAGCGCAGATTTCCGTGATGTCCTCTCCGGAATCGCCCGGGTGACCAAAGCTAAATACGATGTTGCCGTATTTGTCTATGACCGTCAGATATGTAATCTGTTCGCCGTGTACTTCCATCTCCTCTACCGTGAACCATGCCCACTTGTCATTGCTATCTGCAGGCTCATATTTTCCGTTGGCGTTCTTTTGAGTCCTCATCGGGACAACAATGTTGATTTTGGTGTAGAGTTCGCGACCGATCCCCCAATTAAAGCAGGCGCGCTTAAAGCTGTCGGAGCTTTCTCCCTTTTCCTTTTCGGTGTAGCTTTCGGTCCCGCAATCTGCTTTCCATGCCCATCCGTCATCCGTTTTGATACCGACACGGCAGAAAAGGTTCCCCTTGCATTCGTAATGCTCCCGCTGCCAGTTCTCGGGCCCAACCGTCTCGTCCAGAATGCGCATGTCGCATCGCGCGTCCTTGTAGCAGAGGAGTACAGCCCCTCTCGAAGTATAGCGGTCAACCCGCAGGTCAACCTCGTCCGCTCGCAGCGGTCTGAATTTAACCATGTTATCCTCCTTATTCAAAGTACCTGTCAGCATCCGCATCGCTGGCGTCAAAACGCTTAACACAGTTTTCGCAGCCAATGACCATGCCGTCCTTAATGTAAATTGTCTCGTTGATCTCGCAGCCGCACTCCAGGCAGATGTGCGGCTTATCATCGTAGTTATCCACCCAGCTCGGGATGGGCCTATCCGGGATATCGTATGGGTTCATGCTTCCACGACCTCCCCATTTTCCAGTTTGTAAAAGACCCCGGTTTTTATAATCTCACCATCTACCTTTACCGCTCGCACCTCTTTAATGGGGTAAGTATCGCCGTTCCAGCCACCCCTCTCGGTTAGGACGAGCCAGCATCCAATGGTGCCGGATGCTTTACTATCGACTCCGGTGACGATTGCAATAGACTCCTTTCCATCAACGGTGGCTGCGCTACGGTCGCCGGTGTTGGTGGCTGCGCTACGGTAGCCGGTATTGGTTGCTGCGCTACAGTCGCCGGTGTTGGTGGCTGCGCTACGGTAGCCGGCATTGGTGGCTGCGCTATGGTAGCCGGTATTGGTGGCTGCGCTACGGTAGCCGGTATTGGTGGCTGCGCTATAGTCGCCGGTGTTGGTTGCTGCGCTGCAGTAGCCGGTGTTGGTTGCTGCGCTGCAGTAGCCGGTATTGGTGGCTGCGCTGCAGTAGCCGGTATTGGTTGCTGCGCTGCAGTAGCCGGTGTTGGTTGCTGCGCTACGGTCGCCGGTCTGATTTTTGCTGCTCTCGGCTTTTTCTTTTATGTACTCGACACCAGCTTTTACGATACCAGCAATGCCGATTTCCGCCCGGAGTTTTATTTTCGTCCCAACCAGCTTTGTGTCGCAGCTTTCTCTTTCGTCCGTCACACCATCGAGATCAGCCACAAAAAACCGACTGCTGGCCGGGTCGTAATGGGCGAACACATCCAGCGGATACTCACATCCATGGAAACCTTTTTCGCACAGTTTCGCTTCCTCCTCCACATATTCTTTGCCAAGCTCGAATTGAAAGCCTCGGCACTTCATATCCTTATCGGTTCCCTTGTAGACGATCACTTGACATTCCTCCCCTTATCGTGTATATTTGTGGTGGTGGTTGGGTCTCCGTCTCTGACGGGGGCCTTTCTTTTTTTGTATTCCTCCTGCTGGCGGCGGATACAGCGCAGAACCCATGCTGTGAAGTTGCAGTAACCCATTTCGATAAGCTGCTGACGAAACTCCGCCATATTCACATAACCCAAAGGAATACGCACAGACAGCTTATAGTTTGCTTCCCGCTTCCTGCCGGGCTTTCCCGCTATCAGCGCTTCCGCTTCGGAAGTCCGCCGAATTCCGTAATAGCCCGGCTTCTTGCACATACTGTCCAGCGGCTTGGTGTAACCGGGGAACTTCTCCCGGATAACTGCTATCCTCTCGTTCTGCTCCATGGCCTTACCTCACCAGCAGCAGGATCGTCACCGCTGCGAAGATGGTTCCCATTCCGAGGACTACGGCCAAGGCTTCCTGCAGCCACTCCTTTTTACTCATCTTCCTGTACCTCCTTTTGCGGAAGCTCCGGTAGGAATGCCCACCACTGGACTTCGATAGCGGTCTCCACATTATCTCCGCTGACATTGAACATCTGATGCTTGGTGCTGAATGGCAAGGTTGCGTATCTTCCCGGATTTGTCTGGCACAGGTAATGCCCGTCCTTGCTGGGTACGATCTCATCCGAGTTAAACCACCGGATAAAGGTGTTGGTTGTTGCTTCCATGTTGTTCCTCCTTCTTTTCCACCCCGTTTGGCGGGAAAAACTTCTTGACATCTTTTATTGGAATAAATAATGCATCGCAGACCTTATAGACTTCCTCCAATGTCCACGGGGTCTTGCATATCATTCTGTCGCTGATCTGCTGGCGGCTCATACCGGTGCGCTTCCCAAGGCTTGTCTGGTCGTGGCCAAGTTCCAGCATCAGCGCTCGCAGCCTGCGGTAGGTATCAACTTTCCTTGACATTGCTATCCCTCCCTTCATGTGGTAAACTATGGTTGAGGTGATATTATGAGCGAAAAACTTGATGTTTCCTGCTTGCCGTCCTGTCTCTCCTCATGCAACATGGGATAATATCACTACTGCCGCTATGATGATGGAGAGAACGCCACACAAAACCGTGATGATCTGCGGTGGCCTGGTCTTAAATAGGTATGCTTTCCAGCTGGTATCGCCGTAGACATCGATAAGGTATTTCTCAAATTCCTCGTTGCTCATATCACGCCAATCTTTCATTTATCCTCCTTCCTTTCCCTTATTAGACTGCCGACGCTTGTCCCAAAGTAGTCAGCAATTTTCTCAACCATCTCAAGACGGGGCATATTTATTCCGTTTTTCCAATTGGCTACGCTGGTCTGGTGTGCACCAACCGATTTAGCTAAGCGATACGCGGTTGTGCCTGTTTTCTCCATGAGATAATTGAGATTGTCCGCAAACGACAAATTATCACCCCCTTTTTATTAAAAGGTATTGATTTTCTGGCAAGGTTGTGATAGTCTAAAAATGTGGAGTAAATAAACTATACAAATTAGGGATTTCCTTGCTACGACTCTATTTTACTCCAAAAATTTGGAGTAGTCAACAGGAAATGCTCTAATTTGTTATACAAAATTGGAGTATAAAAACTGTGAATATTGCCGACAAATTAAAAGAACTGCTTGAAGAAAAATCCGTAACCCCTTACAGGGTGGCAAAGGAGATTGGTGTAAGCCAAACCACCATAAAGAATTGGGTAACAGGGTATACGGCGCCAAAAGAAAGGCACATCAAAGCCCTTGCCGATTATTTCGGAATTACGACAGATGAGCTTTTGGGCAAAGAAAAACAGCCCACCACGCTTGGTGAGCTGCATCCTGCTAACAAAAAACTTATGGAGCTTTCCCGGACTCTTTCTCCGGAGGAAGCCGAGAAAGTATATAAGGCCATTTCTCTGCTATTAGGGAAATAGCGCTTTCGCACTGCTCAGGGGTCATTCGTAAAATCAGCTGTTCTAACGCCGCGTTCCAATCCATGGTGTTCCTCCTCTTTTGTCGATTATTGTCAAATAAAAATCCTTCCAAATTCAGCATGTATTTGGTACAATTCAATTGTAACAAATTGTATTGCCAATATGTACTGACAAATGTTGCGGTTTCGGCGCAAAAACTGTCATGTTTTTCGGACAAAAGTGTCCGGTAACAAAAAACAGGAGATGAGTTTGTGAGTTTTGACGAAGATAAGAATTGGGAAAACTTTTTGCTGGAGGTGGCCGAAAAACGGCAGGAGCAGGGAATGACCCACAAGGACTTGGCCGACAATGCAGGGACGGTTGAGAGGACGATCTCCCGGCTGCTTTCGGAGCCGACCAAGAATCCGAGCCTTTTTCTCGTTGCTTCCATCTGCCAAGCGCTGCACATATCTCTCGACAAGCATTTCGTGAAGGAAGTCTATAACAAAACAGACAGCCAGAACAGCGAAGAAATGATAGAGGTTCTGAAAGAGCAGGTGCGCCAGCGCCGGAAGCTGTCCAAAACACTCTTCGCAGTTATTTTTGTCCTGCTGGCGATGATGATTTTATACCTCGTCCTAATCGATGCAAATAACCTTAACTACGGTTTAATTCGGGATTAAGAACAGATGTTCTTTCCAAATATAATCGTACACCGTAAAGTGTACAATAATCAGTACTGGAGGAGACGACTATGGAGGAAATGGAGAAAACAACACCAGAGATCAAGCCAAAGAAGAAAAAAACGATGGTAACAGCAATAATCCTAATTGTTATCATAATTGCAATTATCGGAGCGCTTGCCGGTGGAGAAAAGGATAAAGACAAACAGGACAATCGGCAAAATCAGCAGCAACAGCAAGAGGGGCAAAACACGGAAGTAGATATGTCCGTAGTCGCTTCGACCATAAAAACTGTGCTTGATAAAAATGCGGAGGGCACAGGGATCGAGTACTCTTTAGAATACGATGACACCGGTCTTGTTATAGCAGCAAAAGCGTCAGGAGTAGCTGCAGAAGTGGCGCAAGCAAAAGCGGACGGATACGACGATACATACGAGCCATGGGTAACAATGCGTGAAAGCATGGTTAAACTGTGCAATTCGATATCTGATGCTGTTGATACGCTTGGCGCAAAGGATAAATATGTAACAGTCACAGTGGTCAACGATGCCAATGAGGACAACACCCTCTTGACGATTATGAACGGCGTGGTTGTATACGATGTAATGGCAGAAAAATAAAAAAACACCGCCCCCGGCAACGAGGGCGGTTGTCTATCAGGAGGAGAAAAATGAAAGAAAGGACAAATACGGCAAAGTGGCTTGAGAAGCAGAACCGCTGGCAGATCGCCGTCCAGAAAGATGGCGTAAGAAAAACATTTACAAGCAGTCGGCCGGGAAGGGAAGGGCAGAGGGAAGCGAACCGAAAAGCAGATGACTGGCTGGCATCAGGCATCTGCGGGACGAAGCTGCACCTATCGGAGCTGCACGAAAGTTATATGGAGCAGCTTAAAATTCGGACTTCGCAATCGAATTGGCGGCCGCAGGAAAGCCGCTGGAAAACATGGATTGACCCAAGGATAGGCCACCTAAAGGCAGATGCACTTTGCGATGGGATTTTGCAAAAGGTTATCGACTATGCATACAATAACGGGAAATTGTCGAAGAAGTATCTGCAAAGCATCCGTGCTGACATGGTTTCTTTCTGCAAATATCTGCGGAAAATGAAAGTAACCGGCTTTGCCCCGGAAGACATAACAATTCCAAAGGGAGCCCCCGTTGGCGTTCGCAACATTTTGCAGCCGGAGGACATTGTAACGCTTTTCTCCGTTGATACGACGATCTACAAGGGTAAATTGGTAAAAGATCCATATATAAATGCTTATCGCCTTGAGGTTTTGACCGGACTGCGGCCTGGGGAATTGCGTGGCATCATGCGGAACGATTTAAAACAGGGCAGATTGGAGGTAAGGCGGTCGATAAACGAGGATAATGAAATCACTACAGGAAAAAATGAAAATGCGATACGCAGCGTTTATTTGGGCGAAATCGCAGAAGCGATTGTAAAAGATCAAGCATCCAAGTCAAACGGCCTGTATCTGTTCCAAATGCCGACGACGGAAACCTATCGCAAGTTTTTCCAAAGATATTGCAATGCAAACGGAATTCCGAAAACGACACCATACGAGCTGCGCCATACTTTCGTTTCCCTTGCCCAGTCCCTACCCGAGGGGTGGGTAAAGCAATTGGTCGGTCACTCAAAGAGTATGGACACATTCGGGGTTTACGGCCACGCTGTGTCCGGGATGGATCGGCAAATAACCAGCGCACTTGATGGCGTGTTCACATCAATTCTTGGCCAGCAGGAAAAAAAGTGA